AACTGACTCTTTATCAGCCCACTAGAAAGATACGTCTGTATGTTCTGTATCATGTAGTTGTCAAACTTAGTCCACTCAGACTTATTCCATCCAGAGAACAGCATGTGACCAAACTCACTCTCAGGAGTAAATGACTTGTTGTAGTACTGCTTGAACTCTAGGTCCCACTTACGCCTCTCGAACGAGTTGCCTGCACCCTTGATCGCATAGTTTGTCGTTATGACAATCTTTGGTGCGTCCTCGAACGGGATGTGTATCTCGTCCTTGTTCTTCTTCTCTAGTGTTATACCCTCAGTAATTATACTGAACAACCTCTCAAAGTCAAAGTTCTTACTTACGTCATCGAACACTAAGGTCTGAGTATCTACCTGCACACGTTGGTATGGGAAAGACTTCTGGAAACTAAATCCCTTTCCGTCTATTATCACCATCTTCTTCATGTGGCTGATAGACTTAACAAATATCCCCTTGCCCGTGCCACCCTCTGGGTTGTCACTAATCACCTCGTCATTAAGTATGACAGCAGGACAATAGCTAGCTGGCTTGTGGCTGTGCATTAAGTAACCTAGTGTCGACTCCATCGACCTCATCCTCTCAGTGCTACCGCCAGATATGTTTTTGATGAAGGTGTTGAACTCACAGGTGTCGCTTGGTGATTTTATGAAGTTACGACCGATCTTCTGCTTTTCCCATACGTACCCGTTTAGGTCCCTGTAGTCTATTATCTCCACATCGTCCTTTGTTACCTTTACGGCACAGTTGTTGTAGTATATATACGAGTCATCTATCGTGTCTATCATAAACATTGGCTCTACCTTCGACACATAATTCAAGAACGTCTCTTGGAAGAACTTGGTGTTGACAGCAAAGAAGTTGTACACAGACATGTCGTCAATACCCAACAGGTACTCAAGTACAAAGTCCTTTATTACCTCCTCGTTTACGTCAGATATGGTGTTGTCAACAACCCTAACAAATACAAAGTTATTTGACTCAGCTGGGTAGTACTTATAGAACCCATTGATCCTCAGGTACTCCCTAAACAGGTGAGGCACAAGATCAATCTTACCCTTGCTTGTCTTGGTCCAGAACGTATTGCTGTCGGCTGTCTCGATCAGGTAGTCGATAACGTCTACGCTATGATTTGCCTTCACCTCCTCCTTTGGTACACCATTCTTAAGATCGTTCTTTATGTTGGTAGTCTTGTCTATATCCTCGTAGAACTTAGTTCCGTGTGATGCAATGTTCCTGTATGCCGACCAAACAATCGTGCCTATCTCCTTCTCCATGTCACCATCGTCATAAGACATCAAAACAGACTTGGCCTCCTCTTGTGGTATGCCGAACTCATTTAATGCTGACGCTAGGATAAACAGGTTGTTGTTCCTCTGTCCCTTTACCATGCCGTAGCTCTTGTTCCACCATATGGTGAGCCTCCTTGTTATCTCGTTTGTGTCGTTTATAACAATCTTTGGCCTTACGTATACAACGTCAGACGAGTCAGAGTCCATCTCTGTCCACGTAGACGACAGCTCATTTACGTATATGTCCTCGTCATAAGACTCGTAGCAAACACGTGAAATATTTTTACAGCTCACGTCAAACTCGTCACAATCATAATATTTTTTAAGTGCAGAGAAGTACTTCTTGTGGTTCATCGGGTCCTTTGGTATGCTAACCAATACCTTTAATCCATCACCAGATGGTGACGTGAACACACAGTAGCTGTACTTATCAGCCATCAACTCCTCCCTCTTGTTGTACAGGTCCTGCTCATTTTTAAATCCGTCAAAGTCTATGCATATATATCCGCTGTGCTCTATAATCGCATTGTCTGATCGCCTGCTGAATGTCCCAGAGAAACATATCGCAGGTAGCTTCTTCTTCTTCTCGTTCCTCTCGTCCTTGTTAGATGAGTTCCTTACAGCCATCACCCTATCCTTCGAGGCACCATTCCTTATCCTATCGATTGCCATTGATACGTCCTTGTAGAACGGCTCAGATGTATCGTTTATGGTCTTGAAGTATGTTATCATTTGCTTAGTTCCTTCTTTAGCTTGGTTAGGTATAGTATGTTGTCCATCTGCTCCTCTATGGCGTGGTCTATCCACTCAGTGACAGACAGATCGTCTCTGTCCATGGTGTTGTTATACTTCTTAATCCCCTTGATCGACCTGTCCTTAAATCGAACAATTACAGAGTCGACTATAGTGTCAACCGTACCTTGTGTTGAGTTTGAATACCACATATACATAAAATTAAATTGATTACTTAAAAAAGAGGGTAGGCCATCCATAACTGCCTACCCAGAGTTTTTCCAAAAATGGTTGGCTAACCACAGAACCCTAACTGTACCTATAAAGTGAAGTCAGGACAGGAATCGAACCTGTATACTCCGACTTAAAAGGTCGGGCTTTACCATTAAGCCACCTGACTTATCAACCTATTTCTTTTTCATCATACTCACCATCCAGTGGCCGATGAAGATCGGCATTGATATCCAGCCTAGGGTAATACACCATACTATGATGATGAAATGTCCTATGCCATCTGCCAATCGATCATGCAGTACACCAAACATGAATAGTGATGAAAATAAATAATAAAACAACAACATGATTAAAAAGGTAAGTCTGCGTCAGTATCGTTTGCGTCACCTACAACAATAGCTGGCTCTGGCATCTTAGCACCCTCTATCGCATCTACCCTCCACGCCTCTAAGTTGTTGAAGTACTTGCCTTGGTACTCACGTCCTCTGATTCGAAAATATACCTCGACCTCTTGACCCTCAGCGATCTGATCTAACTTTTCGCAGTTGTTCTGCGTGAGCTGAAATGAAATGTCCTGTGGATACTTCTCGTCAGGCTCGTTTAATACGAACTCTCGCTTTTGGAACTTGTCTGTGATCTGAACCGTGTCATTGATCACCTTAATCACCCCCCTCATCTTAAATTCACTCATTTGTTCTTTGATTTTAATAAATTATAATACTCATTTGCATACTTCTCGGCAGCAGCTAGCCGTTTGTCCATCTTGACAATATCATCGCTCGTAAGCTTCACGGGTACTATCGTAGCCCTCAATTCATCGTTTAAGTCCTCCATGTAGTGCAGGCTGTCGTCCTCGTACTCTGGCTTCAACTCCTCTGGAGTGGTTGTCAAAATAAATGCAACCTCACCATCAGACCAGTCTTCTCCAGTCATTTTAGTCAACATGTACAGGTAGTGTTTTACTTGCCACTCATAGCCACTATCGTATGCCTTCTTTATCGTCTTGGGGAACGTCTTCTTTGACCATGACGACTTCAAGTCGATCACCTTCCTCCTCTCGCAATCAACAACGTCTGGGTGACCACCCGATATGCCATGCTTCAGCTCGTAGTAACTATCGAAACCCTCCTGCTTATGGTAGCTCGTAAAGAAGATGCGGTTGTATATCTCGCACGACTCTGACTCCACGTCCCATCCCTTCTGTGTCTTCGGGTTAGAGAAGTTCTCCTCGTACTTGTACACCTGACGATCGATGATGTCCTCGATCAGTCCCTTGGCTCCTGTACTTAACTCTACAGAGTCCTTCTTTAGCTCCAACTTGTCACGCTCCCTTGCCTGTGCCTCTGTCAACTTTATCTTAGACTTGAGTTCAGTAAGCTTTGCTAATTGGATGTCTGTCAGTCCGTCATCGCCCAAGAATAATGGTGCGCATGACGATGATCTAATTGTTAATTTCATTCAGTATCTCCATCTGTTCGTTAGTAATATTGTAAGACTTCTTGATCTTGTCAATGGTCGTCCTGCCAGACTCTAGAGCCAAAACGGCTTTTGACATTTGGTCAGGTGTTAGTGTAGGTAGCTCCTTCTTTGGTAAAGGTCGGACGCTAAATCGTAGCGCATCAACCAATCCCTGTGGACTCTTTACCTTCTCTGTCATCATTACGATCTGCTTGCCTACGTACTCCTCTGCATTGAATGAGTTAAAGAATGTCTCTAAGCGCTTGAAGTTTGACCTGTTGCATATCATTGGCTTGTCAAATTCTTTTAGCTTAACGAAGACCTTGTCCTCCTTGCCCATCTCTCCGACAAATACGTCTTGGTATATCCGATCGATTGTTACTACTTTTGGCTCGTATTTTCCATTTACCTC